GGCTCACCTCCAGTAATAACTAGGTGTTCGTCTTGCCATTTTTTATACGGGAGTGTATCGACGATTGCTTCCACAACATCTTTAACATCGAGTACAGGGCTAAGATGCTTAAAACGAGGGTCCCAACTAGCATAGGAATCACAGCCAGTGTGTACGAGAGGCAAGTCATTATAATTTTTAAAGCTTTCGGCCTTAATCGAGATAACATTTCGTTCATCGCTTTTTTCGCCTTTTGGCATGCCGAACCCGTCGCAAGTAAAATTGCAACCAAATGTTCTTAAGAAGACAGAGGGCGCACCCATATAGCGGCCTTCACCCTGAATTGAATAAAATAGTTCTGAAATTTTAAGTTTAGCCATAATGACTCCGTTCAACAATACTCATATTATATAGTGTTTAATCATCTAAGTCAAGTGGATTACTTGAATCGTCCGAAATTATTTTGTTCTTTTTAGGAGTTGAAATTACCCGTTTTTCAATATCAATAGTATCCATTTGCCGTTTTAAGTAATCTAAGAACTGATTACCAAATTCGCCGTTGTCATGTTCTTGAAGAATTAATGAATCAATATCCATATTCTCAATCAATTTATACTTAGTAGCTTGTTGCTTCTTTTCTTTTTGGATACGTCTAATAAAAGCAAAGTATATAATTTGAGTATAATATGCGAAAGGATTTGATCCTTTAGATGGGTCAAATTTGACAACAGCAGTTAGACAATTTTCAATTCCATCTGAAATCATATCATCTTTAAATGTATAATTAATGAAATTAGATTTATAAGATAAATGTGTTGCAATTTTAATAAAGCATTCACCTATGTAGTTAGATACAATAGGTGGTTCTTTTCCTGCGGCCGCCGCATCAACTACACTTTGTCTATATTCAATAAGAGCTTGTAAAAACTTTTTATTGTCTACATAGTGAGACGAAGTAGGAATTTTTACTTCCTTAACTACTTCAGCTATTTCAGTGGAGAGTTCTTCCACGTCTTTTAGGGGGTTCTTTGTTTTCATTATGCTCTTCTTCAAGTGTGTTTATAAATTTATCTACAATTTCTTGGATTTGTTCTTTTTCCAAATCCTTTTCCTCAACCTCAGAAATTTCAGGATCTGCCCTGGAATCTATGAATTTTATATAATTATCTTTTAATGTTTCTTTTGTATCAACAGCAACTATAATATGATCTGTTGATATCTCAAAACTTTCTGTGTTTCCTAATGCTACCCAGGGGGATAAAATATATGATTCTACAATCATATCGCCCCTTGGCATTCTAATCTGATTTAATACTACAGGATCTGTAATTGATATGTTACGCCCTTTAAGGTCTTTACATTCATCGAATGTTTTACATATTATATCTTCACCACTTGTTAATTTTAAAATTTTAACATTCGGATCGTTCATTGAATAGGTATCCTTAGTAGTTTGTAATCAAAATGCTCATCATTATAAATTTTAATTCTTTCAATCATGTGTAACAACGTATAATTCTTTTTAGACTTCCATGTTAAATCATCACCTATATCATATAGATTGCAACTATCTTTTGTTTCACTTGTTCTCAATCCACGACCAATAGATTGTAAATTTCGAACACGGGATTTTGAGGGAGATGCAAAAATAATATTATGCAGGTTTTTAATATTTATCCCCGTAGAAAAAGTTCCGTATGAAGCCACTATTATAGCATCCTTTTCGGTTTCTGTCAATCGACGAATTTCCTCACGTTGTTCTGTATCAGTTCCACCATAAACAAAAAACACTTTTCGGTTTTCTGCTTTAGATTGGATCATCTCATGTAGCATTTTGCCATGCTTCTCAACATATTGGAATAACACTAAACTATTGCCGGTTTGTTTGATTGCAAGATTTCGGATAAATTTATTACGAGGTTCATATCCAACAATAAAGTCCATTTCTTCTTGGTATGTTTTTCCTTTAAGTGCTTTTTTTACTTCATCTGGATAATCCAAAACAAGATTATAAATTTGCAGATCAGCAAGCGTTTTACTTGTGATTAATTTTTTAGTTGTTGTAACTTTATAAACGGGACCAAACATTCCTTCAAGAACTAGCTTGTGCGTTTGAGTACCATCTAATGTACCAGTAGTTCCAATTCTATAAGGAGTATCCGGCATTTTATTTAAAATACCTGTTAAAGATTTAGCTTTAAATAAATGCGCTTCATCTCCATACACTGCTTTAAAATCTGCAAAGAATTGTTTAGGCAATTTGTAAATAGATTGCCAAGTACTAATAATTACATCATACTCATTAGACTTTTCGTGACCACCATAAATGCGATGACAATGCTCAGAAGTTTTCCAATTATTAATACTAGAATAATCTTGAAAATCGGAATACATCTGTTCAACAAGTGATGTAGTAGGAACAAGAATTAATTGCCGTCTTCCTCTTAGCTCATGCCAGCGAATTAAACAGTAAATAATATAAGATTTACCTGAACCGGTAGGAGACAACAATAAACGTCTGCCATCATTAATAGCTTTATGTATTGCTTCAATCTGATAATCTCTAATTTCTAGAGGTGTACCTTTAGATGCAATATTTAAACTTTTAACAAATTCTGTTACTTCATCCAACGTGCAACCATCTGCAGTTTTTTCATACTGCGAATCATCAAATATGTAATCGCGTTCTTTTGCAAATTGTTCTAAATAGTCTTTTAGACCAATATAAAGCTCTTTGGTAAACATAGAAAAAAGGCGAACGCGTCCATCCCACATACGAGATTTATACAGAGGATGAAACTTCGCTCCTGGAACTTCAAATGAAAAATGGTCATTTAGTTCTTGTGCAATTGAAGGTTCAGTATCAACTTGCAGATACACTTCATTCTTTTTTCTTACGCTTATTTTGTCAGACATTACATCATACCGTTTGTGAACTTAGACCATTCAATACTATTCTTGATATCCCATGTTCTACTGTTTAAGGATCTTATAATTTGTTCTAATTGATACATAACAGTTTTAAAGTATTCTACTTTGTCTTGTAGTAAAATTAAATCTGCATCAACCTGCAAAAATTCGTCCATCTCATTTTTCAATGGTTTGTTACCTTGCCATTGAGTCCAACCTTCATCTGATAATTCAAGCTGGGTCATTTCTCCCCTGTAATACTTGTATTTCTTTCTACGAAGGTTGAGATATTCAGACTCTGCTTTGCGTAGGTTAAGCCGAGTAGATGTTAAAAAATTCAAATACTTAGAATGTAATAAAGGTGTGCGAGCAGATTCATGTCCAAGATTAGTCTCATTAATCTTACAATCATCTGCCCACATTTCCTGCAGGTCAGATAATTTCATTACTGAGGGCTAATCTGAATAATCTGAGCAGGGTTGCCCTGGAAATTAAATGAACCGTAGTGATTCAATGAGATTGTTGGATCAAGCCAAATGTCGCCACCGATATCTTGCCAACGTCTGCTGAATGTATAATCTTCTGACAAGTAACGTTTGTCTTTGGGATCAATCATTGTGTCGAAGAATGCATAGAAGAAGTCTTGCAAATCTGGCGGAGTATTCAAATCATTGTTATACTTTAACTCTGGATATGCAGCAATCATCTTGTCAATTGCTTCACGCTTAATCATCATAAAGCCTGTAGCTCCGTCGTGCAATTTAATTACACCATTTTCAATAGCAATTTGTTTTGACTCACGATTAACAAACTTAAAGTTAATCGCATAGTCGGAACCAGCGGCAGCAATATCTCTATCAGAAATATCTTGACCGGGTTTAGAATTAATGCTATCTTTAATACGTTGCCAGTTGACGCCCTTTTTAGGATATGCGCCTACACAAACTTCTTTGTTGTGAGCAATTAATTTAAGTACATCTTCAACTTGAAACTCAATATCAGCATCAATAAACAACAAACGAGTGTAATTGCTTTGAAGAAAATATGCAACCAACACATTGCGAGCACGAGTAACTAAAGACTCATTTGCAATAGTACCAAACGCCAATGGGATTTGATGTTGATTGAAGAATGTCAATGTGCGAACCATTGAACGGAAATATGCCTCTGTAAGCATACCACCATAACAAGGAGTTGCCACAAAGATTCTTTCTTTACGCAAATCATCAATATTGATTTGCAATTGACCTGGTTGTGCGGCAGGGGGTGCCGCAGGGGGTGCCGCAGCTGCGACTGGGGGTTTGTTAAACTTAGGAACCGGAATTTTTGGAATGTTCTTCAGTCCAGGTTTATTGTTGTTAGCCATAAAATCTCCATATTAATTAAAGTTGCTCCACTTCAAATAGCGTATATTTAAAAGAGGCAATTGCGGTAAAATATTCCACACCGGCAGATGCAATATCAAAATCCAATCCTTCTAATGAGATTGGGAATATATCCTTATATATTATATTTACTTTAGGCGTATTTGTCGAGTCTAAAATCGTTAAAGTTGCATCCGAGTATGCCAAAACTTCAGATTCGCCTCGTTGATTCACTTTAAACGGGAATCTACTAGGTCTATTCTTTATTAACGCGTCAAACTGTGTATAATCTTTAGGAAAACCTAAAGCCACTAACCAATTGTATAATTCTAAATAATTGGACATATCTTCCGATATCAAAAATCTAATTGTAAACGAACCGAAGTCTAGTTTATCACCGATACGTGGAATGTCAGTAAACGGGGTAGGCTGTACGGCAAAACCTAATGCGAGTTGCGGCAAATTAGCTGATTGGCAAGTAAAAGACACATTGGGAATATCCTTAACAGAAAAGCGGAAAGCATTCGGTCTTAGATAATCATATGTCGTGGGTAATGAATTTGCATAATTTTGCTTTGCTACATTTACATTTGCAGTATACATTTCTTTCCTCCGTTATTATATTTATAAGGCAAAAAAGGGGAGCCTAAGCCCCCCTTTAGAAGTACCGATCTTTGTCGGCTTACTCGATAATATCGAATTACATCAAGTTCAACACTTGTGTACGACGATA